ATGCCTTCGTTGATTTCATCGGCGGTCATGGACTGTGGGGAGTAGGCGACGGCGGCTCGGCGAGTGGCGCCCTCCTTCGGACGGTCGAAGAAGAACCTGCGACGGCCGAACGGGGTTTGCAGGAAGCCGAGATTTTCGAGGTTCCAGAAGATCGACTTGTGCCATTCGGGGATGCAGGGGAAGGCGTCAAAGTACGCGGTCTGGAAGGATTTTGCAATGGGGACAGGGAGTTTGGAGTGTTTCGCCATCGTCGCCGGCTGGCCGAGGTAGTTCGATCCGTGGCCTAGTTTCTTAGCGAGGTCGCGGTAAGACAGGTGCTTGTACGCGATGCCGTCCGCGATTGCTCGATCGTTACCTCCGCCCCACGGCAGATCGCGATTAGCCATGCGGCACACCAGAGTGTGAAGATCGCCACTTTCACAGGCGTCGAGGTAGGCCCCGGCGAAACGCTCGCCATGAGACTCGACGAGGGTGTTCCAAGAAAGTGCTCCGACATTTCTGCTATCCGCTTGTTCGAGGTCGAGGTTGGCGAACTTCATTCCGGGGTCGGCTACGAAGATTGAGCGAAGGGCCGACGTTACGTTCTGGAGGTTGGTGCCGGTTCCGTAGTCTGTGACGCTGGATGCAAAGCGGCCAGTATCCGTTCCTGCAATGTTAAACTGAGTCCGCATTCTGCCATCAGCGTCGATGTTAGTCGCGAGGAAGCCAAGAGACTTTCCAAGGGAACGAAGCGTAAGTAGGTGGTTGCAGATCGGCTCCGCAATAAAGTATTGCGACAGCTTTTCGAGCGCCGCCTCGTCCGTCGTCGGTGCGAACGCTCCATTGGCGTTTCGCTTCTTCTGTACCGGCAGCCGCATGATGTCATAGAGAAGTTCCTTCAGCTGCTTGGGCGAACGCCAATTGCAAGCGGACGCCCCGACGCCATCACGGATCAGGGTATCGAGCTGGTCTTCCAGTTGCGCCAGCTTCGCCTTCATCGCACGAACGACCTGGGACTTGCGCCGATTGTTCACGCGCAGGCCCCGGAGGTTCATCTCCAGGATCGGACCCTGTAAGGCCTTGGAAAACTCGTAGACCTTGCGCGACGTTTCGTCGACGAGGGGATAAAGGTTCTGGAAGATTTCCGCCGTGATGACGCAATCCAGCCCGTTGTAAATCCAGTACGTATCGTCGTTGTTGAGGACGGAGAGGTCGAGGTCGCGAGTGTTGATTACACGGGCCACTGGATTTCCTCTTCCGCCATGTAGGTGACGGGGAGGCCGCGGGCCTGTGCGTACTCGATTTCCTTCATCACCCCGATTGACTGTTCCCAGCCCTCGAGCTGCAAGACGATGACGCCGGCTGAGATATCGATCATGGCGAACGACTGCTTGTCCCAAAAGGCAAAGTCGCGGGGCAGGCTGTGCATGACGGCGACCATGTGCCAGTGAACGATGGGGCTGTAAACGCACTTGCCTTCGAGAGCGATGGTGGCAGCAGCGTGACAGGCGGCGATGTAGCGGCCCTGCATGATGTGGCCATGCGGGCTGGTGTAGGGGCTGGCGAGGTACAGCATTTCAGCAGTCTCCGATGTAGGGCTTGCTCAATTCATCGTGCTCGGCATCAAGGTCACGCTTGTTCGCGCGCTCGGCGGTGAACACAGGGCCGAACCGGCGCTCTAGCTTCCGGTCGTTCTGGTCCAGGTTTTCCCAATGGGTCTGGCCGACGGCGAGTAGGCCGAGCTGGCGATACCATGCGAGGTCACCGAACTCTTCCTGCAGGTTGATGAAGTTCCAGGAGGTGCCAGCGAGGTAGCGCTGAAGGGCCTCGACAAGTTCGACGCCTTCCGTAGCTGCGCCGAGGATTGCATGGATGATTTGCTGATCGAGTTCGTTAACCGGGCTGGTCGGGTCTTCGATAGGGGGTTCTAGGTCTGGCCTGTCCATGAAGAACGGGCGTCCGTACATCAGCGCCTTCTTAACCCGGTCGAGTTTCTGCCCGACCTCGATGAAGTCCTTAACGACCTCGCGGAAATCTGCGTAGTCGAGTTTGTCGCCGTGCCATTCCGTGCTGGCGCGGGCGAGGACGTTCCGTTCGTACTCTTTGGCGGTAATCATTTCCGGTGATCCTTCATCTTACGGAGAAGCCAGCGCGTGTCCTTGGGTGTCCAGGCCATGCGGTATGCGATGTCAGCGGCGCTGATCGGGGGATCGAGTTGACGGAGTTTATTGAATTGCTTTAACTCGGATATGACGGCGGCTGAAAGTAACAGCCGGTCTTTTTCGCTGAGGTCAATCATGGAGTTCTCCTAGTCGTGTTTGAGGGCGGCGCCCTTGCGCATGAACTTCCACGATGCCTCATCGGTGTAGATCGTGGCCAGGAAGCCAAGGCCCTTTTCCATCTCGGGCTGGAAGGCGTGGTGGAGAAGCATCGTGTCTTCCTGCGCCAGCGGGACGGGGATGCCGTACCGGCTCCATAAGAAGTTAATGTCGTACAGGCCGTTCTGAAATAGTGTCGGCTTCTCAGCCAGCCACTTACGGACGTAGTGCCAGGCCGCTAGTTCTTCGTCTTTCGTCGCCCAGTAGTTCCGGCCGGACTCGTCGAAGAAGGGGATGACGATGGCACTCGTAGGACTAGGCGCGAAACCGATGCAAGTAATCTGCTCCTGCTTCGTTTCGATGTCGGCGGAAAGAAGCTCCGCGTCGGCAATGAACTTACGGTCGTACTCATCGAGGTCCTCCAAGGTTGGCTCGAGCCAGATGTGGCGCTCGGGGCGGGCGTACTCTGGCGTAAGGCTGTTGCGCCGGGCCTTGTCCAAGTCGCTGATGACGATTGGACGTAGGTTCCACTGGCGGGCCACGGCGGCGGGGTGGTAGGTGGGAAGGACCTTGACAGGTCCGATGGAGGGATGCGCGAGAGCGATGGAGCCTCGGACGGCCTTGATGCCAGGTGCGCGCAAGAGCGCCCAAACAGCAGTTGATCCGAGAGCAATGATAAGGTTAGGCTTCTCCCGTACGATTTCCATTGCCAATCGAGCAAGTTCTCCAGCATACTCGCTACGGACGAACTTACCTTGGGTGAGGGCGGGATATCCGGGGATGCCATCAGCCTTACCTCCGCACAGCGCCTTGACGTCATTGCCAGCCGGGCGCAGGTTAAAGACGTTCGTCAGGTAGCACCCCTTCCGCGCGATCCCGGCCTGGGCCAGCATCTGGTCGAGGATGAAGCCGGACGTACCCACGAACGGCTGGCCCGTCTCGGCTTCCTTCTCACCGTACGCTTCTCCAACAATAACTATATCGGTCACAGATATTGTCCCAAATAATTTCTAGTTCGCTCAGGTGCGTGTTCCCTGTTGTGACAGGCTACGCAAAGAACCTCCAGATTTTCGGCGGAATTATTTGCTCTGTTTCGGTCTTTATGGTGGCGCGGCTGTTCAATGTTTCGGACATCTCCGCAACGTTCGCAAGTAAATAAATTTCTTCCGGCCCGTTTCAAAACTTGTTTTGTTAAGCGGTTAACTGTTCCTCGCGAAACACCATTTTTATAGTTTGGGTTGTTCTTCCCTAACTGATTTCTCGCGCTGGCTCCAGTAGGCCAGCCTGTTATATTATAACAGTTACAGACCGAACGAATTTGGTTTTGGGAAAGTCGGAGTTTTTCTGCTGCTTCTTTTCTGGTTAAGCCCAACTTTAAGCAACGTTCAACCGAAACTACTAACTCAGGATTTAGTGGGCGCATAAGACAATCTCCTCGCCGACGATCATGATGTCAGGCATCTCGCTTGCCCCAATTCAACCGGGCCGTTTCGTAGAAGGCTTCGATCTGCTCGAGGCCGAGAACGGATGACGCACCGAGGTCTTCGCAGACTTTCAACGCATTCCCGCTGCCACAGGTCGGATCGAGGACGGTCGAGTACTCGTCGCAGATCATGCGAAGGAAGTGGCGGAGCATGGCGTACGGCTTCTCGCTCACGTGGATGGCGTCATCACGAGAGCCGGGGTAGGCGAAGGAGTTTGCTACGCATCCGGCCTGGGTGATCTTCCGATCACCGCGGCTGGCGAAGATCGCGGCTTCATACGTCTGTCGGGGTCCGCGCTGGGGGTCAGGCGCGATGCCGGTGTTGTCGCTCTTGTGCCAGATGAGGGGGAAGGGGTTGACGCCCCAGCCCATGGCGACGAGCGCCTCGACTGTCGGGGAGAAGAACTTCATCGAGTGCCAGAAGACGAGGTGCGCGCTGTCCGCGACTACATTCTCCATAGCACAAGCAAGCCGATCAAGTAGACTCCAATATATGTCAGGAGAGTCTGCATAGTGATCCTTGATGACCGCGGACATACGGGGCGTATCAGCCACATTGATACCGTAAGGAAAATCACAGTGTATAAGATTGAATTTTGGTCCATCGTAGGACTCCTGCCAATGGTGGAAGTTCGTGTTGAGAAGGGGGATGGGCTTCGGCGTAAGCACAGGGGCGACGAGGGTTTCGGTTGCGGATAGCTGAATGGGAACAGCCGCGACGGCCGCGAGGACGGACGTCTTTTTCCGCTCCGTGTTCCGCTGGACCATGTTGTGCGCGGCGGACAGGCGATCGGCCTGGGCGATGACCGGGTTGGACATCTCGGCGGCGACGGCCAGCTTGCGGCTGACTTCGGACGTCGATAGGCCGAGAGCTTCGGCCGTTGATACCTGCGACCAGTCCGGTTCGTGCGATGACTTTAGCTCGTGGAAGCGGGACAGCGCGGCTACCTCGTCCTGCCATGACAGGTCAACGCGCTTGACGTTCTCCTCGAGTTCGATGACCTGGAGTTCGTAGTGGGACAGGTCTTCTGCGAACTGCGCGCTGATGTGCGTCCAGCCGAGGGACTTCGCGGCCGTGAGACGACGCTCACCGGCGACGAGGATATGATCCTGGGTGATGACGATGGGGTTGATGAGGCCGATGCGAGCGAGGGACTCAGCCAGTTCCTCGATCTTCGTAAGTTCCCGGCGCTGGCGTTCGGGGCGTTCGACGATGATGGAGTCGATGATGATGTTTCGGAAGTTACCGCTGGTCATATTGCGTCCATCCAGTTAACGGGTACGGGGATCAATACGTTGCCAGCCGCCTTGTGCTGGCGACAACGGTCGAGGGCTTCGGTAAGTCCGAACGTCCGCGCCTGGGTGATGTCGGTTGAGTACTGTCCGGTCTTGGTGACCCAAGCACCCTGCTTGAGGCCGGCGAGATATACTGCTTGTTCCATGTTCGTCTCCAGTTGTTCAATAAGTCTATCCCGGGCTTTTTTAAGTCCGTCCTTTTCTTTAAGGGCTACGCCCACAAACCACGTATAGCCTATCATATGCTTTCCTTCGAAGAGCCCTGTGCAACCTGTCCGATCCAACAGACTTGGGGGGGAGCTGATCGGCCAATTCCCACAGGACTCATCGAAAGGGAGGGGGCGCTACCCCCCTCCACGATTGTCTTACTCCACCGGCGCGGTGCGGGTGATGTTGGCGTGGAAGAGTTCGGGGTCTTCCTTGTCCGGACGCCAGCCGATGGCGCCGAGGAACTCGCCGTTGACGGATGCGTTCAGCATCTGGGCGATCGTCATGTCCGCCTCGGCGCACTTCACGTGCTTCTCGAAGAAGGTGCGAAGACGGTAGAGCGACTTCTCGAACTCCGCCTCGTCCTGCTTGTTGAACATGAAGCGGACGGACGAAACGATGTTCGTCACCTCG